CTTGGTGACCCACTCCCGGCCTTTCGGCCGGTACCCCCCTAACGGGGGGATACCCACCCTAGCTTGGTGTTGACGGCATAGGGACGTCCAGCACGTTCCAAATGCTCCTTGTCAACAGAGGGTTCATCGAAGACAACGTCTATCGATTTATCCCCTGCCTTCAAGAAACACTTGAGTAAGGCACCATAGTCCTCGAGTTTTGACTCGGGGAGTTTTGGGGTAATCACAAAGGCCCTGACAAGGGGCCTTTGCAAATACGGGCATTCCCTTTGGGTTTCAAATCCCAAGAAGGAATGTCTTCCTAGTGCAGGAGAATCCGGGAGAACTACAGGAAAAGGAATCAACCTTCTTATGTAGCTATCCAGGAACTCACAAGTTTTCCAAAGACCAGCGTAATATAACTGGTTTCTAAGGGAAACAAGTGATTCAATCTCCTGAACGTGCTTGCGTGATGTAGGGAAGATACGACGGCATTTGACGTAAGAAACGTCGACACCATCGTAATAATCCTTACCACAACTCTCTCTGAATTTTCCAATCCAGAAAGACTTGTCGGAGTTAACCTGAAGACCAAAATCTTCGAGGTTCCGAATCACGCACTGCACATACTCTACGGGGACAATAATATCATCCCCGTAGACACGCACCTTGCCCTTAAATTCCGAAAGGAATTCTTGGGAAAGTGGTACTCCACACTCCTTGCTAATCGCCATGAAGATTATCGTCGTAAAGACAATAGCCTCCACGGGGAAGCAGAGAGCGGAACCCATAGACGCAAACTTGGCCAAACGGATAACTCCGTGGCCAGGCACGTCAGCCTTACGTGAACGTGTGGCATCAAGGGCACTGGAAAACCAGTACCAATAACGCGACATGTCCCGCACAAGCTGATTGGAAACGCGGTCACTAGCCTCAGAAAGATCGAGGGTAGCGAGGGTGCCATTACTGGAACCCAACTTCGCCATCTCCCTATTAGGGATTTGATGTTCGAAGCCCACCAACTCGGAAAGGATGTCATCCCTTTCGATGTTGGTCCTGAGTAATTGCCATATCCCCTGCTGCATGTATTGCATGCAGGTCGGTTCAATAGCAATTATTCTTGGCGTTTTCAACGTCTTAGGCACAGTTACTACCCTAACGGGTAATTCCTGGCCGGGCGCAAGTATGTCAACACGATCAGCGTCAAAATGACGCCAATTCGGAAACAGAAATTCCCCATGAGGGAACACTGATTCTAAACGCTGGGTCCACTTGGACTGATTGTATTTTAGGTTTCCCTTTATACGATCAGCTGTGGCTCCAGGGCCGTGCTTTGGGACTACGTTCCCCTCCGCGATCTCGCGATCGCAGTTGGAGAACACATTACCCCAAATTATTGCGGACGCTCTCTGAAACTCAGATCGAAGATCTGGGTCTAAGCTAGCATCGGCAATTTTGACTTCTTGCTCCGTCTCCACGTATTTACGTATAGCAGCTAAGTTCCGAGCATCACTGCAAGGGACTTCTAGCTTACCAAACAGATTACATATCTGTCTGATAGACCAGATCGCTGTTATATTTGGATCCGGGAGTAGAGTACCAGCACTACGTTCAAAGATTTGACTGGTGAAACCCTGTAGAAATACAGGGAGCCGCCCTTTCTTTCTGAAACTCAGAAAGAGAGATGAGTCTACCTCTCCTTGTTCAAGACCTTTTTCGAGGTCTTTTGCAAATTGAGGTAAGGTTATCGTTAAAAACGATAACCCTTCATCTTTGAAACGGGCTTGGATTGTTTTAAAATCCAAGTCGGTGCTAGTGCAACACCAGTCCCCCATTTCATGGAGGACCGTACGCAAAAGTACTATATGGCTTTTCATCCTATACCTCGTTAATACGGGGCTAAAGGATTCCATAGCCATAGCGTACCTTGCCTCAAATAATCACTGGCAGAAACTGCTCAGACTAAGGTCGAAAGACCTTCGCTGAAAAGTTCCGTCGTAGCAACTCAGATACAAGGAGATGAAGGACAAGCAGTCCGAACCTCTTTGTATAACTGAGAATGACTTCCCTGGAAAGGGGAATCATGCGCTACGTCAGCTCTCTCCGCCAAGAAGGCGGGCAGCAGCTGCCCCAGAAGACGCAGACAGGTAGTCGCAGATAGCGACGATCCCGTCAGTGAGCTCGGCACCGGTGAACCCGGTCAACGGAGCATCGCACACCAGATAAACACTGGCACTGCGAGGCGCGTTGACTGCGGGAAGCAGCGGGTCGGGCACGATCTTCTGGATGTCGATCCGAGCCGTCCGTCGGGCACGCTTGTTAACAGCGTGCGAGATGGTCAGCTTCAGTTCGCCAGTCGGGGACGTAAACGTTCCCGAGTTGGGACCAGAACCAGTTCGCGGAAGCGAAGCGGTCGAGGCCCC